CCTTACGGTAGTTTCTTTGTGCCACTGCTAGATCCAATCAAGAGCTTTACCAATAGTAGGAAACTCTTTAACAAAGATTTCTTTAGCTTGTTGGGCTATTTGTCTGTGTTCTAGTTGAGTACCAACTTCAGATCGTAAATCGATGTAGTGAATCCAGCTACGAAGAGAACCAGCCATGTAGAGACGAGTTGGAGTAGCTAGGGGTAGGACTTCTCTGGCACACTCTTTAGCTACACCAGCAGAGACCATCTCTCGGTATAGGTCTTGAGCCTCTTCAAAGTGTTGAGCTATCCGTCTGTAGAAGATCTGAGTTTTATCGGTAGTTAGATCATCAATACTGTTCTGTCTGTTAGTAAAGTCTTGTCGTCTGAGGTGAGGCAGTTGAATACTGCTTGTGAGCTCTTTGATATCTGCGTATCGCTGAGAAAACTCTTGAAACGTAAAGCTTCTATGTCGGAGTATTTGTGCTGCTATTGCTCTGGTGGTATTGATCTCCAGGACTAGATGACACATCTCAAAGGGAGACCAATGCTTGTGATTGATTAGGTATTTAATCAACCGTTCAGAAGTCTCTGTATTGCTTTGATTATTTGGGTTACTAACCCTAGCCATATAAGCAACTAATTCTTCTGCTTTAGGAGTAACCGTTACTAATGCAACTGTACTCATTGGTCTTAAGGGGTTTTAAGAGGCACCTTAAGGTAGCACTTAAAGGGTCCTTAAGGAGACAGCAGAAGAAACTTTTAATACCTGTATAAAACCCTTTAAAACCAATAACAAAAAGTTATTACTAAAACAACAATAAAAAACCTCTTTAAAAAAGACTCTTTAAGAGCCTCTTTAAATACCTTTAAATACACTCTAAACACGGCTGTCAAGAGCGTATCTCCTTAAGGGGTCAGTTTTAGAGGTGTCCTTTAGGTGTAGGTCTTTGAGCGGTAGCGGAGCGAGGGCCATCAAGATACACAGGAGGGGCCTTAACGCTGTCAGGGCTAAGGGTTAAACGACAGGTATAAACTTTCTGTAAATCAGAAACCCTCTAAAAGGCTTCTAGAAGCCCCTGTAAGGCCCCTCTAGCCTGTTTTAGGTGTCAGGGTAGCCAAAGGGGTTTTAAAAGGCTTCTAGAGGCTCCTAGAGCTCATCTAACCAGTTAGAGCTACCTACGGTTGCTGTAAGGGCTTTTTGAAGGTCTTCAAAGCTTGAGGCGTAACCAAGAGCATCGATGTGTAAACCACCGTCACCTTGGATGAACTTTCTTTCTAGTTCCCACTGTTCAGCAGCTCTAGCGTCAATGGCTTTCTGTTCAGTGACAGCCATAGACTCCGTAAAATACTGAACGGCCATAGCTAAAGCATCTAACCTGTCGTCATGCCTAAGACTGTTTTTCTCTTTGGTAATGCGAGTGAGCTGAAAGAAGAGTTGATATTGACTACGAGTTTCGCTTGGGTAGCTTTCCGTAGAGGCGAGGTCTTGAAGGACTACGTTCGTGTCGACCATGAGCCGGTGTTGGTTAAGGACAGGCTCAAGGGTGTCGATGATGCGGAGTTCCTTTTGCTTTGTATGTCGGACCTCTTCAACGCTGCAGGGGTAGATCGTGCCGAGGTAACGCTTGAGAAGTTCCGAGAACATCCCGAGGCCGAGGTTGCTTTCGACAATTATTTGCTTGACCTTGTACTCCTTAGCGATAAGAGCCAGCTTTTTAAGGTTCGGTTCGCTGTAGCCACCCCGAAGGCCACCGCTAGCGAGAAGGAACAAGTTTCCGTTCAAATACGCGACTACCGAATAGCCAAGCTCATCACTGCCGCGTCCGGAGGGGTCAACAGCCATTACAACCCCGGTGTACTCAAGAAATTCATCCCCTATCTGGGCCGGTTTATAGAAAAGATCACCATGAAGACCGACTGAAGGCAGGTCTAGTGCTTTATCGCCGTTAGCCAGCCACACGACTTTGTTAGGACCTTGTTCGCGGTTAAGGCGGAACACACAGAGGTCTCTGAGTTTGAGAGGAAACTTCTCCTCATCACTCAGACTGATATCCAGAAGGAACTGAAGGTTGAACGTGCTACGACCGATGGAGAGCTGTCGAGCTTCTAGTTCTGCCCAATCAAAACGTTTGGGATCTACAGGGTGTCCAGCGAGGTCTTTATCGGCTTCTAGATCGGCTTTGATTTTGGGTGCTAGACGGTTGCCGTAGTAGGTCTGGAACTTCTTGTTAGTGGGGTACAGAGCAGGCCAGATCCTGACCTCGTAACCAGAGATTTCAAGCTTTGCGTAAACGCTGTCTTGGGTGTGAGGAGTTCCAAGAAACACGATCTCACCACCAGGCTTAATCACCGAGTCAAACTCTTTGATTGATTCCCGAAGCTTGTCTCGGATTAGCTGGGTTTCACAGGACTGGGGTGTCTCAACGTCGTCAGCCACAATGAGGTCAGCACGAGAGCCAGTGATTTGCCCAAAGATTCCACTGGATCGTACTGAGGGCGACTGATCAGGTTTGGCTCCGTAAACGTCAAAAGCAACCTTGGAGAACCGTTGAGTGTCGCTAGGAAAGAGGTCTTTAACCATGAACCAGTTCCTAAGGAGGTCATGGCAAAAGACGGAGAACGCATCTGCACGGTCTTGAGCTGCAGAGATCACCAACACCTTACAGTTTGGATCCCTACGCAACCTCCACAGCACATAACCAGCCGTCAGGAACGACTTACCACAACCTCGGTAAGCCATGATGATGCGACGGTTAGGACCGTTCTGTAGGTAATCAGCAACTTGGTACTGAACAGGAGTGGGGCTAGGAAGCCTTAGGTAGTCCCAAAGGTAAGTAGCAAAGACAGGAAAACTAGCTGCAGCTTCCTTAATAATCTGTTCAGTTTGTTTGTTGGCTCTTGGCATTACTGGCCCACTTGAACACTTGGCTCAAGTTATTCTGCAGCACTACGTTCATCTTCATGAACTCAAAGAGCATCTTTTCCAAATCGTCTCTAGAGGCGTTGGGGATGTCCCGTCTAACCCGCTCTAGGCGTAGCTGTTGCTCTATGGATAAATCGAAACTGGGCATAGGTGGTAGTTCATCCATTGATCAATAACCCGTTCACGCTCCTCACAATAGTCAGGGCGCTGTTGAAACCACATTTTCCAATGATTGCTTCCCTTTTCGTGGTTACAACGCTGACAAGCCGGGACAATGTTGGTGGCTAAATCTTCACCACCTTTGGTTTTGGGATGAACGTGATCAAGAGTTAACTGTTCGCTTTTGACACCGCAGTAGGCACATTTACAACCAAAAGCTTCTTTAATTGATTGTCTCCACTGTTTGACTGCTTCACGACGTTGAAGGGCCTGTAGGTTCGCCATAGCCGCCTCTGGTGTCAAATAGACAAAGCCCCCGGACGGCGATTGAATCACCATTCCAGGGGCTCTGCTTGGTACATATAGGAAGGTTTAGTTCCTAAGCACTAATATAAGACCTAACTTTCTTCAGATCGACCTCTGGAAGCGATGAGATCATCTCGGAGATAGCCGAAACATCACCACCGTTAAGAGCGGTAATACCTTGGTCTTTCAGGAACTTAATAGCATTAGCAAGGTCAGATGCTTTTACATCATCACGATTCAGTTGATCAATCAGTTTGGTAGCCACCAGACGGTGAAGACTAAACAGATCGTCTTCTGAAGCAAGTCCATCAGTCTTATTTAGAGCCTTTTTTGGTGCGGCTGCCATAAACAACTCGGAACAGTTTCAACCCCAATTGTACGAGGCTGTTTTCTCTTAGTTTAGAAACACCAATGATTTCAGAAGCTGCAAACAACGCAAGCCAAAGAGCAGCTTGAACTTGAGGATCCGAAAGGTCCATAGAAATACCTAGCTAGGGTTCTTGATCAAAATAGCCCAACCGGAAGCAGGCCCTTCAACAAGCCATCTTTTGTTCCAATTCTTTTGGCTATAAGCAACTCCTTCACCTTTTGAGTGGTTTACATAACCTCCTCGGACCATATCAGCCTCTCCGTTGGGATCGTGGTGAATCCAAGCCCCTTCGGTGTACCCAATCACCACAGAATAGTGCCCAGAGCCACTAGGAGCCCCTACAGGGCCCTTGTGAAGCCAACCGGCTACTACAGGCCTGCCAGCGTCTAACTCGCGTTGTAGAGCCTCTGGGGTGCCATTCTTGATGAATTTGGCGTCTAGTCCAAGGTATTTAAGAGTTTTAAGTTGAGCGTCTACAGAAGTTGAATCACCATACCGCTGACGAATCTTGTTGTATTCATCGTCCGTTTTAACCTTGCCGTAATAGTCAGCCACCATGGCACAACTAGAACTAAAACACTCCCGGTAACCAGTACCTGATTTGTTGTCTAATTGGTACTCGTAAGGGACTTTTAAAAGTACTCCAGCTTGTTGAAGTTGTGGTTTGTTTGTTTGACGGTTAAGAATTGAAATCAATTTATTGGCATACCTAGGATCAGTTGCATACCCTTGTGATTGCAGGTTTTGCGCTGCTTCTGACGTTGTTTTAGCGTTATTTACTCCTTTGTATTGTTTGTAATCTTTGTACCACCGAGTAACGAGGTATTCAACGCACTCTTTAAGAGAAGAGAAATTAAGAAAGCCGTCACGAACAGAAACAGGTACCCCATTGACATACTCCGTTGTTGAAGTGGTTGTACCTTTACCTTTTAAACCAAAATAGTTATGTGTGCCCGATGTATGTTGTCCCCAGTTACTCTCCAAGGCCCACTGAGCAGCTACTAGTTCTGGATACTTTGCTCCAGCTTCACGAGCAAGCTGTTCTACACCTTCCCACGAGCCGTTACTTGGGATTGTGTTCTTTGGTCCAGATCTCCACAAATCAGAAAACTTTGCCAAGGTCCCTGGAGGAAGTTGATCCTGCAGGAAATCCAAAGCAAAGTTTTGATGTTCTTGATTGTTGTAATACTTAGCTACGTCACGAAGAGAGATGTCGGCCATTGAGCAAGATACGGTCGAGTTTTTCGTCGATGTGTTGGATCTGTTTATCGATCCGGTCCATCATCGGCATTAGCTCGTCCTTTCTAACAAACTCTTTGTGAATCGTCATCTCAACAGTGTCGATGCGGCGATCAAGCTCCATCTGCCTTTTGTGAGACCAAGCAAATACACCACCACCGACACTGGCAGCGCCTAGGACAAGGGAGAGAAGGAATGAGGGATCCATTACACACCCTTCATACGTTGTTTGTACGCTTGACCCTTTCTGCGAATTTCCATCACATTAGGTACTGTGTTTACAAACCGTTCCCAAGTACGTTTTGCATACTCCTCATCAGCAGGACTAGCTGAAGGGTCGTGCTCAGTAGGACGGATCTCAAAGCTTGGACCACCAGCAACTTTGACGGATCCTTTCTTCTTCATCCCATAGCCGCTTTTGCTTTTCATTTCTTAGGTACACAGTTAGGAACAGTCTTGGTACCTTTCTTCTTAGTACCAACCATTTCGTAGCCTTTCCAACAGGGTCCTTTAGCCATGATTACTCCCCTTTCATTTTGGTGTTGTACTTACGACCTCTCCAGCTAAACGTTTCAACGCCAGCTTTACGGGCCGCTGCAAAGGCGTCATCAAACGAGCTGTTCTCACGTCCCTTGTTACCTTGACGTGCTACACGCTCTTGACGACTAAACTCACCACCTTGAGTACGTTGAGCTTCAACTCGACGGGCCTCAGAGGCTGGTAGAGCACCACCAGCAGGACGAGCCCTCATGACCTCTGCAGCGACGGCTAGAGGGATCCCTAGACGCCCTACACCACGGCTCATGCCTTGAGCTTGCATAGCAGGTGCCCTAGAGGCTCCTGTACGGGTCACAGTGCCAGGTGCAGTGGCTTTAGGTAGCCGAGCAGTTTGCATGGGCCGCTCACGACCACTAGGGGTGCGTAGACCACGACCACGCTGTGTAGCACCCTGACCTTCAGGAGCATACTTACCAGCGTTGCTACGGGTCTGTCCGCCGCGTTTGATAGGCATAGCAGTTACTTGGTTTTATAACCTTTTTTCATCTTGCCACCCTTTTGAATTTGTGGCTTACCTGCAGCTTTAGCTTCCTTAGACCACCGTTTAGCAATCTCAGGATGTTGAGAATACATAAACCGCATTTGCTTTTCAGAACTAAACGGCATAGCTAAAACAAAACGCTTTAAAAACGTTAACAACAAAAACAGCCCAGGCTACTAACCCAGGCTGCAAATAGAATTACAACTTTTTAACGTTTTTATTCAGCTACCAGCGTTAAGGCGAGCAAACACAAATTCAACAGATGGGGTACCACCAGTAATCGTTACCAAACGACCTCTGATGGCCCTAAGCGGTACGTTTTGAATGCTAAACGCTGTAGCTCCGTTACCAGTAATAGTGGTATCACCGCCAGAATCACAGTTAAAATAGTTAGTACCATCCAGAGTGCCTTCAATACGAACGACAACACTGGTACCAATACTGGATACGTTTACCTGAACAACAAAATCCTCTGCACCAACAGAAGGCACATCAGCAGTTGCACCAGTCGCAGTTAGCGCAGTGGCTGTTGTAAAAGTAGGGACCATTTCTTTAAAAACCGTTTGTTTTAATTGTAGACCTAAGCAAACACCCGCACAGGCTGTTCAGGAGTCACAGCAAACTGCTCCCACCCGTCAGGTAGCGCACCAATGTAGTTGACGTGCCAGCCGTCGAGGATGGTAGGGGGTGTGATCACATCAGAAGTCTGAGGATCCCATTCACCACCGCGAGAAATGATGCCAATGACATCAAGGGCGTGGTTATGGGAAGCGGTGATGTACTCGCCGTCTTCAGTAAGGAGACCAGCAGCTTGTAACGCGGCAGTGCCGGTTTCAGCATCGGGGAAGCGAATGAAGTGTGTCATTGGGTGATCTGCTGGAGGGTGGTGTTGGAGAGGCGGGAAGGCCAATAGGTGAGGCGGCGGATGGTGCCAAATAAAGCATTGGCTGGAGAGCCTGCACGGTCTCCTATCCGCAAACGGTCAACAGTTGGCAATGATCCTGATGTATCAGTGTTTACGCTAGTTCCATTAACAGAAACTGCAAAATCATTAGCTCGATAACAAGTCCCTAGTCTGCGCGTAAGAGTGCTTCCGGCATTCGGATAAGCTCCAACCTGACCTACCCCTCCGGTCACAACCTCAAAGCCCGCAAGCGTTGAGGTAAGAAATCCGTTTTCTATCCTGTTATTGCTAGTACCATCATTTAGAGATGCCACAAGAGGGAAAGATGTTCCTGGTACTGTGTAGTTAATAGAGCAATCAGTAAAAAGACTCCCCTCATCCTGCCGATACCAGGAGCTGAAGTTACTCCCCGTAATACTGGCCACGTCAGCACTGCGGGTGGCGGCTGCTGTGGTGGTGGGGATGTAGCTGGTGGCAAACGCGCCGGCTTCTAGTTGGGCGCCCCAGGCAAATACGCCCTTGACGCCATCACCGTTAGACCCATCGGCCATCGTGACAGTTAGACGCATCCCAGCAGAAGTGACTGCTGGATAAGTGACAGTCACAACACAGCGATACCAGCCATTGCCCACTGCAGTTGCAGATGCACTTGCCCCCGAGGCTCCATTTAACGCTTCTGCCGCTGAGGTAATTGCGCCAGTTGACGCGTTAAATGTAGCCCTTCCGTAAGGCGTGGTATTACCGGAGGACAGTAAAACAATCTGAAATCTATCTGCTCCGCTTTCTTTGACGTAGATAGATCCTGTGACGGTAGCGCCAGATGTAATTGTAACTCCCTGGTAATACTGACCATCGGCGCCGCCGTTGGCCATGATCAACTTATCGGCAGTCGTTGTTCCGGATGGAGATAAGGCGGCATTGGCAGTGACTGTGCCTCTGACTGGCCCCCAAGTGGCGTTATCAAACTGCTCCGAATACGTCAGCAGATTCGTCCGCTGCTCCTCCACCAACAACCCAAGGCTCTCGCCCGTCGTGGGGTCGTGGTTGAAGCGTGGCGTCGAGTTTGCCGTGCTGGAGCTGACATCTGCAGATCGTGTCACCTGCGAGGCAACAGTAGGGATGTAGCTGGTAGCGACGGTGCCCGTCTCAAACTGTGCACCCCACAGGTAAAGGCCCTTGGTACTGTCTCCGGTGTAAGCTTCGCTGCCATTACCAGCACCAAGTGTCGGAGTCGATGAAGTGCATAGATCAACTACAGCAGCAAAAGTAGCGCGACTTGACTGCGTAGCCGTCATAGAAACTCGATACCAACCGTTGCCAACATTGACGATCGAGCGGGAAACAGCGGTAAAAGCAGAAGAAGAGCCAGCTGAAGTTTGAGTTACAGAACCGTTGCCCGTAAGACTGAAAACACTGGAAATCCAATCATTGGGAGCGTGATAAAACCTAAGCAACACATTGTTTCGGCCATTTGGCTTGACATAAATAGAATGTGTTGCAGTGGTAAAGGTTTGCGGAGAAGTGGCGTAAAGGACGTGATCCAGGTGTGCAGTCGTCTCTAACAGTGAATCAGCTGTAGTCGTGCCATCAGGAGCTGTGGTTGTATTTGTAGTGACTGCTGTGCTACTTGTGGACCACGCTGCGTTACTAAAGTCTTCGCTGTACGTCAGCAAATTAGTAGCAGCAGGTTCCAACAGCAAACGACCAGCAGAACGCATGACGCCATTCTCATCAGGCAAGAACGCCCGATCCCGTGCCACGTTGACTCCAGCGGTTTCGATGATTCCACCGCTGTTGTAGAAAGTAGCGTTACTAGCGCGTGAAGTGAAGGTGGTGTTGGATGGGACGTATTCACCCACCGTGCTTGATTGCTCTAGTTGGGCTCCAAAAAGGAGAACTCCTACTGAGGTAGCATCAAAGGTCACAGTATTTGCGCTACGCAGCGTAATGCGCATTGCACCAGATGTCCCATCTGAAATCTGTGTAATTCCACAGCGATACCAGCCATCTCCAACTGACTGGATGAATCCACCAGTTGCAGCAGCTGTGCCTGGCGTAACACGTGTTAGCAGCGTCCCATTTGATAAGTCATAACCTTGAACGTATAAGGTGCTTCCAACCGCATGAAGAATCTCTATTCTTGAAATTTCTGAAGCTTTTGCGTACACACTAGATGTATATGAAATACCACTGGTTGCCCCAGAGACATTTTGCTGTACGTAATGTCCGTCAACTGTCGAGTTTCCAGTTAGTTTATCTGCAGCAATAAGGCCATTCGGGCCAGCAGCGGCATTGGCGGTAACTGTTGAGAGCGTTTTCGCCCAACTCGCATTATCAAACTCCTCACTCCTGACCAGCAAATTCGTCGTCGCCATCCGCAATACACCCTGGCTATCGACGAACGTGCCGCTACTGGTGCGGGAGAAGGTGATCCGGGGGTCAAGAGTTTTAGTACGAGCAAATTGAAGGTCAAGTGAAGAGGCATTAAAAATACTGCCATTTCTAACAGTAGGGAAAACGCTTTGCATTAAGCGCTTAGGAGAAATTACCTTCATTTACCTTGACCTCGATAAACCTTTTTACCCATTTTAGGTTTACTGTTTTTACTTGAGCCTTGAGTTGTTTGTTTTGGTTTAGGCGGAAGACGTACTGGTTTACCGCTAAGAGTTTTCTTAACCATTAAGAAAGCCCAAAGAGTTCTTTAAGTTCAGCCACGGTCAATCCAGCAGCTTCTAGCTTTTGTTCAGTGGTGAGTACTGGGGCGGGTTCAGGTTCAGGGGCAGGCTCGGGGGTGTTACCTTCGGAGAGCCACTGGAGATAGGCCGCGTAGTCAGTGTTGGCAGGATCGGGTGGGATGTGCGCTCCGTCAGCGACGCGGAGGATGCAGTTGCCGGTGGTCAGTTGGTAAGTCATGGATCAAAGCTCCGCAGATGCAAGAACAACAAAACCCGAGGCACTACTGTGGTTCACGGTTT